AGGGCCGTTGGCCTGTCGCCGGCAATGGGCCACGAACTCGCGACGCGGGCAAGGGCCGACGAAGCTTTCCGCAAAGCTCGGGAAGAGCTACGCGCGCGCGTCCTGCCAGACGCCGAGCAGATGCTTGTGGCCGCCTGCGAGATTGCACTCGAGCGAGTGAACGACGAGCCGCCGTCGCCGGAGAAGCTGGCGCGTATTGCCGTCGAGCACGGGCTCAAGAACGTCAGCTATCAGGACCCGCGCGCCAACTACTTCCGCGGATTGAGCTCGGCTTTCGCGGCGCTGTCGTCACATCGCAAGCTCGACGCCGGCAGACCCCTCGAAGCCTCCGGCACCGTAACCATCACCTTCTCCCCGACGCCGGAAGCCGCGGCGAGGCTCGTTGACGACACCGAGCCTAAACCTTAGCATCCGGCTCAACTACCCGCAGTGCAAGGCGCTTGAGGTTCTAGGCCCGCGCCGCACACTGTTTCTGGGGTGGGGTCGCGGCGTTGGTAAGTCTTGGTTCGTTCGCGCCGTCTGGTGGCGCCTGATTGCCGAGTGGGAGCATAGGCTCCGTAGCGACGCGCTAAAGCCTTTTCGAGGCGTCCGCATCATCGTCCTGATGCCGACCTTGAAGCAATTCAAGGACGTGCACTGGAGCGGCATCGAGCAGGAGCTTGGGCCCGGGGGAACCTGGGAACATCTCCGAGCCAAGCTCGATCGGCAGTCCGGTAGCATCACTTTTCCGGGGGGCTCATTTCTCAAGCCCTTCCCGGCGTCGGCTTACAACGCACGGACGGCGCGCGGCATGCGCTGCGACGTTCTCTGCTGCGACGAGGTCGACGACATCGAGGGCGAGGTTTACGACGCTGTAGCGGTACCGTGGCTTTCCGAGCCGTGGTCGCTTGGCATCGAGCTCTTAGGCGGCACACCAACCAGAGGCCGACACGGCCTATGGTGGCGGACGTTTAGAGCCGGTAAGCGTGGCGACGCCTTGAGGGGCGGCGCTACCCCCGAGACCGACGACGAGCTCGCCCTAAGCAGCGTCTACTCGTTCCACGCCACGTATCGGGACGCCCCCGAGACGGTATCGCCCGACGCGGTACGCAAGGCTCGAGCGACGACACTACCCGCCACGTTCAAGCGTGAGTGGGAAGCGGACCCCGACGCCGGCGAAGGTCTCGTCTACCCGTTCGACGAGTCTTTCCACGTCCGACCGCCGCCCCCCATGGCGGCGTTTCGCGAGTTCATTGTCGGCATGGACCACGGCTGGGTCGACCCCGGCGTTCTCCTGCTCGGCGGCGTACTCGGACACGGCGAGGACGCGACCCTATGGCTCCTCGACGAGTCCTACGAGACCGAGTGCCCTAGCCACATCTGGGACCAGCGGGCCCAGCAGTGGGGCACGGCAACGTTCTGGCCCGACCCGTCACGACCCGAGCGCATAGCGGCTCTCCGCGCACTAGGAATCACGGTCGGCGACACGGACAACGAAATCCTAGGCGGCGTCGCTAGAGTTGCCGACCTAATGTTTATCCGGACACTCGAGTCCGGCGAACGATACTCGCGGCTCTACGTCTCGCCGAAGTGCAAGAACACGATTCGCGAGCTCGGCCTGTACCGGCGTAAGAAGCTCCCGGACGGTAGTTTCGACGAGAAACCGGCCGACAAAGATAACCATGCGTGTGACGCCCTGCGCTACATGTCGGTGGGTAGATTCGGGCGAGCTCCAAACTATCGCACGGTTGCCAGTGGCCGTTGAGTGTGTTATATTCTGACACATGTCTTCCGCTGTCAGAGCCTGTTCCAAGTGTGGAGAGGCTAAGCCGTCTACCGAGTTCTACAAGGACTCGTCTAAGTCTTACGGACACAGGCCAGACTGCAAGAAGTGTAGTAACCTCAGGGTTAGGCGCTGGGTGTCCGCCAATCGGATCAAGCGCAATAGGTACATGGCCGCATACAGAGCGGTCAACGATCATAAGTATGCCGGTACGCGGCGCGATTGGTGCTCTGACAACCGTGAGCGCCGTCGTAACTTTTGCCGCAAGTACCGAGCTTCCATCGCGGAGTATCCAGACCTAAGCATCGATGATTGGCTGGACCGTATCGATGAGTTCAACAGTTGTTGCGCATACTGCATGCGGCCGCTTAACGAAGACGAGATAACGCTAGATCACATCAGGCCGGTATCTAGCGGCGGAACGCACACGATCGACAACGTGGTTCCGGCGTGTGGCTCCTGTAATTCCCGCAAGAACAAGGCGCTAGTTTTCGACTGGGTTGCTCGCGGGATCGGCGTTTTAGAACCCGAACCGTTAGCAAATGGCAGACTACGCACCGGCCGAAATCGAACGAGCCAACCGAATCATCACGGCGAACACGACGCCACGGTATCGGCGCCTCGAGAACCTGGAAAACTGGGTTGCCGGGACGCAATACCAGGGGCGTAAGTCGTGGTGGGACGACTCGGTTCCGTTGTGGGAGCGGGCGCCGTGCCTCGTCTACCCGGTCGCCAAGATTGCGATCGCCTCCAACGTTGACCTTGTGCTCGGCGAGGGCCGGTTCCCGGTAATCACGAGCAAGCCGGGCGAGGACGAGAGCGAAGACGAGGGCGGGCTTAGCGAGGACGTTAGCGCCGATCTCGACCGGTTCATCGTAGAGCATCACAAGCTTTGCGTGTTCCGAGCTCGAGCCCGAGAGTCGTTCGGCGCGGCACAAGGTTGCGGTAGCTCGGTTCAAGTTCACGGCGTGCGCAACGGAAAACCGTTCGTCGACGCCCTCCCCGCCAAGTGGTGCACGCCCGATATCGACGGCGAGCGCACGGTTGGCAAGCTCGAGATTCGCTATCCGTTCGTCGAGGAGTACAAGGACCGTGACGGCGTCTGGAAGATGCGCATCAAGCTCTTCCGGCGCGTAATCGACGACGCCTCCGATACGACCTACGTTCCCGAAGAGGCTTTCCCGGACGGCCGAGAGCCGTCGTGGTCGGTCCTCTCGAAGACGAATCACAACTTCGGATTCTGCCCGGTCATCTGGTACCCGTTCATGCGCACGGGCGCGCCGGTAAACCAAATCGACGGCGAGGCGATCCACACGCTCATCCTCGACGAGATCGAGGGCCACGACGTAGCGATTAGCCAACGTCACCGCTGCGCGCTGTTCTCCGAGCCGCAGATCGTCGAGGCCGGGGTTAGCCCCGGGTTCAACCCGACCGACGTCGGTAGGACGCCCGCGATTCCCGCGACGCTAGCCGGCGGTCTTGCCGGTCCCGGTAATCCGCAAGTCGGCTCCTACGAGTACGGTCCGCCGAGCATGGCGGCACGCAAGAAGGGTCCGGGTTACCCGTGGCAATACCCGAATCCCGAGACCAAGGTTACGGCCATCACAATCGGCGCCGACGCGCTGCAGGCGCAAGCCGATAACGCCTCCGATATCCGGCTCAAGCTGCAAGAGGCGCTGTGCGTCGTCTTTCTCGACCCGGAAAACATCAAGTTCGCCGCGACGACCTCGGGTAAGGCACTCGAGGCGATCAAGCAGAAGCAGATCGACCGGTGCGACCAGTACCGCGACGACCTGCGAGACAACTTCATTCTACCGAGCGTGCACATGCAGCTCCGGATTGCTCAGAAGGTCATGTCTCAGGGCCAGCGCATCGACGTGCCGGGCGCCAAGAAGATTCGAAAGCTCCTCGACGGGTTCGTGACCAATGCCGGAACCAACCAGCCTACCAACGGTCAAGCCCGACGCGCCGAAGCAACGGTGGAATCCGCCCAGTCTTAGCTTGAAATGGGGGCCGTATTTTACGCCGGATCCCGAAGACGAAGCCAAGACCGTCGACACGGCCGTTAAGGCCAAAGAGGCCGGGCTAATCACGACCCGAATGGGCGTCGAGAAGTGCTCACGCATCTTCGGCGTGGAGAACGTCGACGCGGTCTTGGGCGATATCGAGTCCGAGAAGGCGGAACAGGACGAGCGAGACCTGAAGAATGCGACGAACGAGCTCGCCGCTGCCGCCAAGTTTGCACCACCTAGGACGTCGAAGGCTCCTGGCGGCGCAGGCCCTGTTCCTAGCGGTAAATCTTCCAAGTAGAGTGGTCGTTGCCGGCGGACCACGGTCTGGCAAAACCACGCTAACCGAAACACTCGCCGAGCGGACACGCCGGCAAGCGTTCAAGAGTGACGACCTGATAGGACTTGGCTGGTCCGAGGCGTCCGAAGCCGCGTCGGCATGGTTCGACGCGCCCGACCCGTGGATATGCGAAGGGGTTGCGATGCCCCGCGCGCTACGCAAGTGGCTAGCCGCAAACGACGGCGCACCCTCCGACTTGGCGATTTGGCTAAACGGCGAAGTTGAGCACCGAGTTCCGGGGCAACGCGCAATGACTAAGGGCTGCGAGACGGTCTGGCTCGAGATTCTTCCCGAGCTTGAACGCCGCGGCGTTGAGATTTTAGCTATATGAAGACCTGCCTTTGCTGTGGCCATGCGGCCGCCGACTCCGACGCGACTTGCCCCAAGTGTGGCGAGGGGTCTTGGTCCGCGTCTAGCGCCGACCCCAAGACCGTCCCAGACGCGCCTAAGCCAAAGGGCAAGGGTAAGGGTCGCTAGTGCCGCTGATCACCGTTCAGACCATCTCGGGCACGTCTCCGGCCTCCGCCTCGACAGCGGCGGTGGGGAGCCCGGTCAACGGTCTTGCGCGCTACGACTGGTTTCTCATCGACGCGACCATTATCGGCGGCACGTCGGGCACGGTTGACGCTTGGCTTCAGCGCAAGATTGAGGGCCAGGACAAGTGGCGCGACTGGATTCGCTTTCCGCAAGTCGCCGCCGCCACGACCAAGCACTACTCGGTCCAGATGACCGGCGCTAACTCGATCTACGAGGTTAGCCAGGGGACGCTTGGGTCTCCGGGAACTCCGACCATTCCCGCCAACACAACGATCGGCGGGCACTGTGGTGACAAGGTTCGGCTGGTTGTGACCGCCGGTTCGGGCACCTCGGCCGGCGCCGCACAGATCGTGCATATCTCCGGCTGGGACCACGAGTGAACGGACAGGGCTTCCAATTCTCGCCCATGGGAATCATCCCATTACCCGAGGGCGAGGTTAGCGGAGTCGATGACGAGAGCTTTTCGCCCGGCGCGGTGGCGCTAGCCGCTGTGGCTCCGAGGACGATTCCAAGACCCGCGCCGTCCGACGACGAGGACGATTCCGAAGACGAGATTCGGCCGGCGAGCAAGATCAAAACCGGCAGTCTCAAGCCGCGCGATGTCGTCAAGCTCGCAAAACGTCGTCTCCGAGAGATCAAAGCAGAACTTAAGCACCACGAAAGGCTCAAGCGGGAGAAAGCCTCGCTCGAGCGGCTCGTGGAAGCCGCAAGCAAACCGGTCGCCCTCGTGCGGCCAATCGATTCGGCGCGACGTAGCGCCGGCTGACCGTAACAAGGAAATAGAATGGCAAACGTTGTCGCAACCGTCACCGGCGTAACTCTCGTGGGTGGCTCCGCAAATTCCCCCGAGCAGTCCGGCGTCGCGACTGTTCGTAAGACGTACCTCGTCACGATGAACACCGCGGTTTACACGGCGTCGGCCGACACCGCTACGGTTACCGGCATCGGCGACCGCATCAAGGAACAGACCCGCAAGGGTAACGCCGTGACGTTCCGTTCGGCCATGGCCGGCCCTCCCGGTCGTACCGCCGCGGGCGTCGCCGCATACGTGAGCGTCGGCAGCGTTATCACCAACGCTTCGGAAACTCTCTCGTTCCAAATCGGCGGGACCACGACCGAGGCGAACACGGCCGCGGCTACGGGCGTTGGCCTGTACGTCCTGGTCGACGAGGGAATTAGCACTTGATGCTAGCTCCGGAGGTGGGCCGCGGCTATTCGGCCGACGAGCTTTCGCAAATCCAAACCCGGGACGTGTGTGCGGAACTCCGCGCCAAGGCTCCCGGCGTCATGCTCCATATCGAAAACGCCATGCGGCGCGAGCGTGACGTAGCGGCCGAGCTTCAAAAGCTCCGACTCAAGATCCAAGACGTCGCGCCCGGCGACCCCGTCAACGTGGCTTTTGCTACGTGCCGGGAACTGCTCGAGGTCGAGAAATCGATCGCGACCGCCGGGCCGAGCGTCGACGCGAAGGTGTTGCTAGCGAGACGCGACGCACTTCGCAAGATGATCGGCGACCCGCCGCAGTAACACTTTCTCGCTACATAGAACGGAGCGCAAAGGTGCAGCGCATCTGTCTAACAATGATCGTGCGCAACGAGGCGCACGTTATCGGCCGACTGCTGGCCTCGGTCAAGCCCTACATCACCCATTGGGCGATTGTAGACACGGGATCGACCGACGGAACGCAGGAGCTTATCCGGCGCGAGCTTGGCCCGTTTCCGGGCAGGCTTGAGCTTGAGCACTGGGTCGACTTCTCGACGAACCGCAACCAAGCGCTAACGCTAGCCCGTAAGCTCGGCGCCGACTACGCATTTGTTATCGACGCCGACGAAGAGCTCGTCCGGTTCGACAACGGCGCGGCATGGGGACCATTCGAGGCCGACGCCTACGCGATCCGGCTCCGCCTCACCGGTACCGACAACGTTTGGTGCCGGCGGCAGCTATTCAAGCTCTCGTGTGATTGGCACTACGAGGACGAGATACACGAGCGGTCGGTAAGCTCGAACGCCAAGACGACCGGCAACATTCTCGGTTTCGAGATTGTTAGCCACAACGATAGCGCACGCAACCGCGACGGCGCACAAGCCAAGGCGAAACGCGACGCCAAGACGCTTAGGCGCCTGCTGAAGCAACGCCCAGACGATCCGCGACTCGTCTACTACCTCGCCCAAACGCTAATGACGGCGGGCGAGATAGACCGCGCCATTGAGCTGCACGAGAAGCGGTTGACCCTCGGCGGGTTCGGCGAAGAGATTTACGTCTCCGCCGCGCAGATAGCGGCTCTCAAAGAATTCCGCGGCGACCACGTTGACGACGTGATAGCCGCATATCAACGAGCCTACGAGCTCCGACCCACGCGGGCCGAGCCGTTGTGGGCGATCGCGGCGTTGCTCAACGACCGCGGCAAGCCGGCACTCGCCGAGGTTTACGCCCGCGCGTCGTGTCGGGTCCCGCGGCCGAGTGACAGCCTCGTGGTGAACGAGTCGGTATACAAGTACCGCTGCGCCGACGAGCTAGCCGGCGCGCTTGCAAGGCTCGGACGCCTCGAGGAGGCGCTTCCGATACTCAAGCGGCTCGAGACCTTCCCGGAGTTGCCTCCGGAAGAGCTGCCACGGGTCAAAGAAAACCTAGCGTTCGTCGAAGCCGGCCTAGCCAAGGCGGCCGAGTGAACGCCGCGCAGATCAAGAAGCTCGGCGCCATCTGGGGCGGCCAGCATGGGCTGCTCAGTGTGGCTGAGCTCGACGAGCTGATGCGGCTCGTCTTTCTCGCTTACGCCGACGCCAGCGGTACGCTAAGAGTTCTAGAAATCGGCCACTACCACGGTCTGTCTACGTGTGGGATTGTTCACGCGCTGCAGGGCGGGTGCGGCGACTGGCTCCTCGACACGCTAGACGCGCATTGCGCCGACCAGTGGGTGGGCAAGACCGAACCGCAAGACTTTCTCCGCAACATGGCGGAGCACTTCGACGACCCCCGCGTAACGCCGCTGTTTGCGCGTAGCGAGACGTTCACAAGCGTCGACGGCTACGACGTCGTATTCTACGACGGCGACCACGGCGGCGAGCAGATGCGCTTTACGCGCCTAGTCGACGCCTCGCCCCGAACCAAGCTTTTCATATTCGACGATCGCGACTTTTCGGTACCCGAGCTCTGTTGCGGGTACCTGCTAGCCAAGGGCTGGCGCGACGAGTCGCTACCGTTCGCCCGTCTCCCGGGCGACAAGACGAACCCCGAGACTATGACACTCGGAGTGTTTCGCCGTGACTGACGAGCGCGTCTACCTCGGACATGCTCGAGCACTTGCGCAACACGGTATCGGTCGCGGGTTTCGGCTTAACGCCGACCGGTTTCTCGAAAACGCCGACGCTAGACACTACCCGTCGCCGATTCGTTGGCTGTGGTTGCTCGCGTTGCGGCTCACGCTACGGGCTCCGCTTGCGGTTCCGGTAGCCTCGGCGCTAGCGATTGCGCCGGCCGCGTGGTGGGCGTTTGGCCTGCCGTGGTGGTCGCTTCCGCTTCTCGTCTCTTCGCCGCTTCTCTGGATTACGGCTCGCCGAGTGTGGGTTGACGCGCCGGTCGCGTTGCTCACTATCCTGGGTCTCGGGTTCGCCTCTCGTGGGGAGCCTACGGGCTTAGCCGCTTGCGTGTTCGGGGCACTCGCTTTACGCGAGGCTTCGGCGCTTGCGGTCCCGGCGCTCGCGGTTGCGTGGTTATTGGGTGGGCACGCGCTGTTACCGCTGGGCGCCTCGCTAGCTTTTGCAAGCGTGGCGTACTTAATCGGTTGCCGGTTGGTTGTCGGTCCCAAGTGGTTTCGCGTGATGCGAGCCGCCTCCGGCGGGCACGCTACCGAGTACACGCGGCAGCATCAGAGTGGCGGCGCACACCGGTTGCTAGTTGACCTGGTGTTGTTATCGCCGGTCGCTTGTTTCCTGTCCGTTGTGCCGATGGTTTGGCCTGACGTGCTGTTCACGCTCCTGGCCCTGCTCGTCTTCCACGGGCTTGCTCCGGTCAACAATATCCGCACGGTCCTAGCTCTCGACGTTTTCGTTAGAGCTCAAGCGCTGCACTACGCCGTCGACGCTCGCGTCGTCTGGCTCCTCTGCTGGTTAGTGGTCGACGCCCTCGTCCTCTACGCCACTCGAAAAATCTACGACCCAGTCACCGCCAATCTGACCGCGGCGCTGGGGATGAGTCCGAGAACATAGGTCAGAGCACTCCTACACGTCCGACGGGACGGCAAAAACACGGTTGAAGGAGAGCAACATGCCCGAAGCTGAAGGGACCGTTACCCCTGCTGTTACCGCGACGCCTGCAGTACCAGCTCCAGTTGTCGCACCGCCGGCGCAAGCCAGGGCGGACGAAGCTAGCCCCGCATGGCTCCCCGAACGACTCGCCCGAGCCGCGGAAGCCGAGAGGGCCAAGGTCCTCCAAGAGCTCGGCGTCGACGACGCGAGCAAAGCGAAAGCGGCAATCGCCGCCGCTAAAAAGGCCGAGGACGAGGCGAAAACGGTAGCCGAGAAAGCCGCCGAAGCCGCCGCCGAAGCCAAGAGCGCAAAGAAACAGGTCGAGCGGCTTAGCGCAATCACGACCGAGTACGCCGCGCGCATGATGGTTGGGCTCACGGAAGCCCAGCAAGCCGCGGTTAAGAAGATTGCCGGCGACGACCCGGGGGCACAGCTCCAGGCGATCACGGTCCTCGCCCCGACGTGGGCCAAGGACGAAGCGGAGCTAGCGAAGATCGCGGCGGCCGCGGCCCCTCCCGCCAACACGGCGCCCCCGCCCACAGCTCCCCCCGCAACCTCTCCCGGCGCACCGCCGGACCATCGAACCAACTACACGGCGCTAGCGGAGAAAAATCCGTTTGCAGCAGCCGCTTACGGCCAAGCCAACCCGGCGGCCTACGAAATCAAGCAGTAGCTCCGGAAACTAGTCGGAGCGCAAACGTCAAGGATAATCAATGCCCGCTTTTAGCCGCGCCGACTACCCGTCCAATTTCTACGACATCACGAGCGACATGCTCTTGACGGCCCCGGAGCCGCAGTTTCTGTATGCCGATTTCTTCCTTGGCGCGCTGTCGCTGAGCCTCTCCGTTCCCGGCGAGCTGGGCTTGCCCGGACGTGGCGTCGGCGGCGCGGGCGCACAGTACGCGCAGCCCGAGCGCGATCGGCTCATGCTGCAGGGCTCGAGCCTTCCCGGCGAGCTCGTCGCGGCTAAGGTCGACTTCTCCGGCAAGCCCGGTAACACGGTCCGAATCAACCGGCCCGTCTTCACGAACACGACCTACACCGAGCTTTCGCGACGCATTCCGAGCGGGTCGACCATCTCGACGACCGGTATCACGCCGAGCGGCGCGCAGACTAACCTCACGCTGTTCCGTTACGGCGGCCCGTACGACTCGGCCAACAGCCGCGTGGCTCCGTTCGCGATCGAGGCGTTCGACGCGCAGACCGGCGTTCATCGCGCCGCGTCGATTGTCGGCACGCATCACAAGCGCGACTTCCACGCTTTCTGCGACGCGGTTCCGCGCGACCTCCTGAACCTCGCCTCCGCTACCGACTACCCCGAAGGCATGTCGGCGGATAACGACGCGACGGCGGCCGGCTCGTTCCCGTTCACCTACGAGCAGATGGTTCGTGTCGAGAAGAACATGGACGACGCCAACCTGCCGACCCTGGCGGACGGCTTCCGCGTCCTCGTGCTGCATCCGACGCAGCTCGCGCAGCTCAAGAACGATCGGCAATACCAACGCGCCGCGCAGGTGTTTCCGCAGTACTCGATCCTGTTCCCGGGCTACGTGGCGAGCGTCAACAAGTTCCACATCTTCAAGAGCACGACTCTCACAACGGCGTCGAACTCCTCGAGCGTTACGATCTACCGCGGACACGCTATTGCCCCGGGCGCATTGCTCGCCGGCATGGGTCGTCGGCCGCGCATCGCGCCGAACACTAACGATAACTACGGCGAAACGTGCTTGACCATCTGGCTCGCCGACCTCGCGTTCGGTCTTGCTAACAACACGTTCGTCCGCCTCGTCTCGTCCAGCGCCTAATTAGCGCCTTTATTACCCGAAAGGGCTATCGTCTTGGGTTACCTTAGGTTTAACGCTCACGCTGCTTCCGGAAACGCTACCGGGGTTGCCCCCGGCGGGCAGGTCAACGGCAATGCGCTGTTCATCGGCCCGTCCTGGCTCGACAAGGAGCATGCGTCGGCGCTCGTCACGGTTGACGCCGAGACAAATACGATCACGCTGGCAGCAAAGTGGCAGGTAGCCGACAAGATCGGGACCTGGTTCGACGTCGCGCATGCGCCGCAGAACCCGGCCGCGGTTGTGTTGGCTACCGGTACCGCGGGCGCCGACGCCGCGGTTACCAAAACCATCCCGGCTCCCGAGGCGATCTACGGCTACCGGTTCGCGCGCGCCGCCGTTACGGTCGGCGTCGTGACCGGAACCAACAACGACACTTATTCGATCGCATACAACTATCGCCAGCTCGACAAGGGCGAGAGCACGGACGGTCACGTCCAGTTTGCCAAGCACCTGCTCACGGGTACCGCAACGGGCGTCGCGCCCGCCGGACAGGTCAACGGTAACGCCCTGTTCATGGGCGGGATCAACCAGAAAGTAACCTTCGTCTCCGCGCTGGTTACGGTTGACGCCGAAACCGACACGATCACAACGACGGCAAAGTGGCAAGGCTCGGACGACAAGTCGACTTGGTTTGACTTGGCGCACGAGCCCCAGAACCCGGCCGGCGTTGCGCTTGCTACGGGAACGTCGGGCTCCGACGCGGCGGTTACCAAGGCGATTCCGGCTCCGCCGAGCGCTTACGGATACCGCTACGCGCGTTGCTCGATTGTGATTGGCGTTGTGACGGGTACCGATAACGATACGTACTCAATCGCTTACAGCTACCGGCAGGTTGACGCAGGTGGCGGGCGGGAGTAACCCGCCGTGCTAACCGACAGTGAGGTTCTGCGGATAAGGTACGAGCTCGGATTTAATCTCCTTAACGCCGACGCCGCCTACTGGATAGGCGTAACCCAAGCGTTTGAGCAGATTATCCAGCCGTTTCTAGAGTCGGGCGCTTCCACAACCAGCTCGACGGCGGTAGTAGCGTCGACAACGCCCGCGGTTGTCACGATCACGCTTGCAAGCGCCGCCGGGTTCTCCGCATTCGACCGCGCGGTTGTCGACGTCGACTCGTTCCAGGAGATTTCGACGATCCGAGCCGTCTCGGGATCGACGATCACACTCGTTCTGAGCAAAGCCCATACGGGCACCTACCCGGTTCTCGTCGAGGGTGGTGAGTCGATCGTCCGGGAGATTCTCAACCGGATTCGAGAGGTCAAAACGCAGCTCTCGACGGTGTTTGGTACGGGCGCACTCAAGAAGGTCGATGAGATCGAGTGGTACCAGTCCGGCGCTAGCACCCAGTTCGGCATGCTAGGCGACCAACTCACGCACTGGCGCAACGAGCTCGCTTCCGCGCTTGGTATTCCTAACATGTGGGCTAGCCGCGGCGGAGCACGACTAGCCGTCTACTGATGAGTTTCGCCGACTCGCTCAAAACCCTCGCTTACAATGCGCGGGCAATACCGGGTCAACTCGGCATCAGACCATATTCCGTCTCCATCCGCCTCTCCACCTGGGCCGGCGACCACGTCGGCGACGGCGTCGAAACCGTCACGGTGACGCCGATACTCGAGGCCAACGGGCAAAACCCCAAGGTCCGGTTCCTGAACGAGGAACAGACGGCGCTAGGCGGTTTGGTCCGAGGCTCCCTCACGGTCGGGCCTATCACTCCCGACCCGGCCGGCTCCCCGTTCTCGACGCTGACCCAACAGGGCGCGCAGGACGGCTCGACGTTGCTCTACATCGTGACGGGCCCTGAGTTTCCGACGGGCGCGCGTTACCAGCTCGTTTCCGCAACGAGTGACCGGGCCCTGCACTACACACTCACACTCTCCCCGATCGCCGATAAGTGACACTTGCTAACTCGGCTTACCAGAAGTTCGGGGCTCTCGACCTACCGCTAAACCCGGACGACTTTACCGACGGGCTTTCGCCGTTAGACCCGGCGAAGCACACGCTAACCGAGCTCTTCAAAGCCGCCATCAACGCCGAACTCGGCGAGGTTTGGGACAAGCTGGTCGGCTTGACGAACGGGGCCGGCCTGGTTGCCGACCACATTCTCAAGGATACCGAGCCGGTCGAGTCGACGCTAGAGCTTGAGCCGTCCCCGACGGTAATCAAGGAGTGGAAGGCCGATTGGCCGCTACTCGTTGTGCACCGCACCGGGACCGGGACTTACGAGCAGGTCACGCTGCAGGAAGAGCGGCTCACGCAACAGTGGCTCGTTCACTACATCCTGGCCCCGGGCTTGGACGTGGGCGACGCCCGCAAGTTCGTCGACGCCTTGACGGCCGCGGCGAAGATTATCCGGATGGTCATCCGGGACCGCGGGCATCGGGCTTACCAGTCCGGCGCGCTGCAGTTTTTCGACGATACAACCTCAATCGCGAGCATTGAGCTCAAGAGCCAAGAGGGTCCGGGCCAAGCTCAATTCGCGGGCGAGGGCGGCCCCGTCTACTACGCGATCACGCTGACCCTCGAGACCGTCGAGCGCTGCACGGACAAGACGGATCAATTCGAAGAGGGCAAGGGGCTCGAGATCGACGTGGGCGTGGGGAGCCAAGACGAGATTCTGCCCTCGCTTATCCAGGGCGATTCGGAAGCGGACCCGTATCAGTATGGGTGAGAGATGCGCATTCGCGAGTACCAAAAGTTTCCCGTAGTCGTAGACATCACACCGCGTGACTTTCCGAGTTCCGGTAAGAACGCCGTTAAGGTCGATTACGGAGCATTCGCTGACGCTGCGCTGCAAGAGTTCAGCGCCAACGCATACAACATTCGAATCTGAATTATCGACGGGCAGACGAGGGCTTTCATAACCTGCCAATTGGTCGTTGGCGAGACCATGGACGACATGGAAGCCAAGCGCACGCGGTTGCTTGAGCGGTTCGAGACCAAATGGCTTAGCCCCAGCACCAGGTCCGAACGCCTGCAGTCCGAGGTGTTCAAGCTAAGGGCAAAGCTCGAAGAGCGCGATGATCAACCTCGGCAAGGTCAAGGCGTCGCATAAGCGGTTCCTTAACGCACATAACGCTATGGTGCGGACGGAGCTCGAGGCCGCCGCTAAGGTTGGCGAGGCTCACCCCGGTAAGCACGCGACCTTCACACACCGGACACACAAGCTAGAGAAGTCCACTAAGGGACAGGTAATCCGCACATCCAAAGGCGGGTTCCGTGTCCGGCTGTCTAACGCACGCAAGTACGCCGCCGCCATCGACCTCGGGGCTAAGCCACACACCATCACGGCGCGGCGAGCCAAGAACCTACGCTTTATCGTCGGCGGAAAGCTCATGTTCCGTAAGACGGTGCAGCATCCCGGAAACCGACCTTACCGGTTTCTCTACCGCGCAACGCAAGCCGCGGCGCGTGTAGCCGGCGCCAATCTCGAGAGTGGAATGGCTCGCGCGGCTAAGGCTTTTAAATGAATACCCCAAATCACAATGCGGGGTAGCTCAGTTGGCAGAGTCCGCGGCTGTTAACCGCGTTTGCGCTGGTTCGAGTCCAGCCCCCGCAGCCACTGTTGCGGATTAGTGAAACAGCATCACAACGGGCTCATAACCCGTTATTCCGAGTGCAATTCTCGGGTCCGCTACCAGTTCAAGGGTGAGTCCACATGCTTAAGTTCCACGCTAAGGCCGACCTCTTAGTCAACGTCCCCGGCGTCTTGCCCTCAAAGGGCCAGCCGGTTCGGCGTGTCGGTCGCAAGTTCATTCCGGCTAAGAAAGACGCTAAGGGCGTCGTGATTGAGCCCGCGTCTTACCCGGCAACTAAAGAGCCGCACGAGTGTGAGGCGGACAGTCCCGCCGCGTGTGCACTCGCAAAGCAGTGTCGTCGTGGCGTTCTGTACGCCGCCGACCGCGAGACGGCCGAGTACTGCCAAGTTGATTTCGTAGATATCGAATTGAAGGACGGCGCCTGGGGTGAGCGGGCTCCGGTTGCCGTGATTGTCGAGCAGGGCAAGCGCGGCGCGAAAGAGATCCGCGACATGGCCAAAGCCTGGCCGAAGGAATCCGCTTAACACATGGGCGCATTAATCCCGATCACCGGCATCGGGCCGGATTTCAAAACCCCCGGCGCATACGCAGAGATCGTATTCGCACAGGGTCCCGCCTCCGCCGCGGCCGGCACTCGCGAGGTCGTGTTCGTTATGCCCAAGCTCAGCTCGGGCAGCTGGACGGCGGCGACTCTCTACGGTCCGATCGCAAACGAGGCCGAGGTTTCCGCGGGCGCCGGCAACGGTTCGCCGTTGCACCGAGCCGCACGCATCTTTCTCCAGGAGAACAAGGACGCCAAGGTTTGGGCGCTGCCCGTTGCTGAAACTTCCGGCGGCTCGCCGGTAGCGGCAACCGCAACGGCCGTGCTGGCCACGACCGCTACGGGAACCGGCATCGCTACGGTGACCATCTGTGGCGAAGACTGCTCCTACACGTTCGAGAGTGGCGAGACCCCGACTAACATCGGCGACGGACTCGTCGAGGCAATCAACGGCAAAACCTGGCTGCCGGTCACGGCCGCCAACGTCACGGGAACGGTAACCCTTACCGCCAAGCTGCTCGGCGCGAGCCAGGGCACGGCGACTGTACGAGTAATTGGTACCCGCGGCAGCATCACGGCGGGTGTGGGCACGACCCTCACGGTTTCGACACACCTCGGCGCGGTGGTTGCCGGGGCCGACGGAACAACGACCGAGCCCGCCTCGTTCCTGACGGCTCTTTCGACGATCGACTCGGTACGTAAGTACTACATCGTTTCTAGTGGCAACACCGCCACGTACTACACGAACCTCCAGACGCACATCACGACCAAGTCGGCGCCTAAGCGTGGCTATCGGTCGATCGGTATCGTGGCCTACGTAGGCACGCAAGCCGCCGCGGTAACGCTGGCGACGGGCCGGAACTACGAACGGCTGAACCTCATCAACCAAGCCAACTCGGACCACGACTGTGCCGAGCTCGCCGGTTGGTGGGCCGCCAAGCGTCAAGAGGGCGAGGGCGTCGACACGGCGAAGAACTTCGACTCGACGACCGGGCCCATGCTTAAGCGAGCGTTCAACCCCGCCGACTGGCCCGACCCCGACGAGCAGAGCGACGCCATCAATGATGGCGTTACCGTGGTTGCGACCAACGACACCACGGCTTACGTGGTCATGTCGGTCAACACCCGTTCGAAGAACTCGACCGGTACGGTTGACGACTTCCGCGCGACCGAGACACACCGCGTGTCCGTTGCCGACGAGTTCGTTGACGAGACGCTGATCGACTGGGCGCTCAACCACGCGCAAAAGAAACTCTCCGACGACGAGCGGTTGGCGAACGGACAGGTCAACCCGGTCCAGCGTTTGCGCCGTGGCGTGATCACTCCCTCGAGCTACGCGCCGACACTCAAAAAGCGCATTCAGGATTTCGTCGACGCCGAGAAGCTGCAAGAGGCGGAAGCCTCGAAGGCTAGTGTCCGCGTTGTTAAGAGCCCCGTGAACAGCGGGCGGCTCGAGGCGGGGTTGGACATCCGGGCGATCGATCACGCGCATCAACTCACATTGAGAGCCGCGGAAGTTTCCACCGGTTAAGGGAGATTGATTCCAAGTGGCTATGCAGGATTATGGCAGACTCGGGGTCTTCTACAATGACTCCCTGCTCACTCAGGTTACGAGTATCAATCACACTACGACCTCCGGTAACCAGCGCGTCGACCTTCTGAACGAGGGTCTCGGCGGCTTCACTCCCGGTAGCGGCGAGTGCTCGATCGAGGTTGGTTTCGTTGTCCCCGCGGGCGGCACGGAAGAAGAGTTTCAACAGGACTGCGCTAACCGCGCATTCGTGAAGATGCAGATTCCGATCGGTAGCAAGGACTACATCGGAACCGGCAAGCTCGAGACCGTGTCGTTTCAGCAAAGCGTTAACGGCACCCTCGAGGGCACCCTGAACTGGATCGGCGAGCTCGCGCCACTCGAATAACCTAAAACGAAAACAACTTAACGGCGGTCGCCGCGCGACGGGTGAGTCGCCAACGGCAGTAGAGGCGCACCGCTAGACTTGCAGGCCCCCGTGCGCGCTCGACTCACCCCGAGCCGTGACGGGGGTTTTGCTTTTTGAAGGGTGAGCAAGTGCAGAAACAACCGTATCTCCCGCCCAAGGACGTCCCTGCTAGCGAGCTGTTTCTAAAGTTGATGGAGTCTCCGGCTCCGTCGGAGATTGTTGACCTCCCGCGCCGCGACAAGGAAGGAAATCCGGTAGGCAGAATCCGGATTCGCGTCCTGTCGATGCTCGACCACGACCGGGCGCGGGTCGAGGCACACAAGCGCGTCAAGCGCCTCGGTATCGCCACCGAGGACATGAGCGCCGAGCTCATCAAAGAGGTTCTTGGGGACGCCGCGGCTAAGGAAATCTTAGCCATGGCGTGCATGACGGAGGGCGAAGACGGCGCGCTGTCGGGGCGCGTGTTTCGCAACGCGGACGACGTTGAGAAGCTCCCGGCCGACGAGGTTGCGGCGCTGTTCAATGCGTACATGATTATTCAGCACAAGTACGGTCCACTCGAGCACTTGATCTCGACGCCGGAAGAGCTGAACGCCTGGATCAAGCGGCTCGGGGAGGGAGCCGCTTCCGTAAGCCCTTTACATCTCTTCACCTTGCCAGCATTGGCGGAGTTAGCGTCGTCGTTGGGGGCAAGGACCTATTTGCTATCCCGCACCCTGGCGTCCCTGTGGTCGACCTTGCCCGATTCTTTGAAGTCCGACCTCAAGGACTACTCTTTGGACACCGACTTTTATGGCTCGCCTGCCGCGAGTACCACCGCGGAACCCTCTTCGGGAAGCTCTGAGAACTTCGACGACATGATCGACCTGATGCCCGGAGAGACGCTGTCGGCTGAAGATGCGATGGCGTTGGCGCGAGAGCGTAAGTAACTAAGTGGCGATTCTTGAATATGATTTCCGTGTAGTTGGCGCCAACGTTGTCGACAAGGCGCTATCCGGCGTTGAACGGAGAATCGTTACACATAATCAGCGCCTGTCTAGGCAGCTTGGGACCAGTCCGACAACCTCCAAGCGGACCCCGGGTGTAGCCAAGGCGACAATCGATCGGAACATTGGCCGCCAATACGAGCAGATTGGCCGTGCCGCTAGGGCGGCCGACCTCAAGGTTCACCGCGACCGCATGGCGCACCAGCGCCGCGAGGAGGCGGCGTATCTCAGGGGTTGGGGAGAAATTGCCCGGGCGGCTCAAGCGGCGGAACGGCAGAGACACCAAGCGTCGCTAAGGGCCGCAAAGTCCGAGGCGAGAGCCCGAGCGCGCTTTGCCGTGGCCACGAGTGGCCGCATTGGTCGTAGCGCCGGAGACACAATTCGCGGGGCCGGAATGCTCGCCGGTGGGGCTCTGTCTTTGGCCGGCGGCTTCGCTGTCGCGGGTGCGCTGCAGACTCAGTCCCGGGAACAAGCCCTCGCCAGCCAGCTCGCCAACCAGGCGGGACGGCCGGGCATGAAGGGGCAACTTCTCGCCGAGTCTCGCGGGGTCCGCGGGTTCACGGGAGAGGAGGCACTCAACGCCATGTCGGGTTTCGTCGCCAAGACGGGCGACCTCGACATGGCGCGGAAGATGATTCAGCCGCTAGCGGACCTGTCGCTAGCTACCGGTGCCAACCTCGACGACCTCGGCAACACGGCCGGCCACGTGTTCAACGTGCTCTCGGATCAAATCAAGGATCCGGTCGAGCTCATGAACCAGATGAACGAGATCATGGGCGTCTTGGCTCAGCAGGGCGCCATGGGTGCGGTTGAGATCAAAGACCTAGCCCAGGAGTTCGGAAAGCTCGGAGCCGCAACCCGAGCCTTCGAGGGCGGCGCGCCGGAGCTCCTCCGCATGGCCGGCGCACTCGGTCAGATGGCGGTCAAGCGAGGCGGCGCCCCCGACGCGGCGGAAGCGGCAACGGCCGTTATGCGCATGTCGGGCGACATCGCCGAGCACCGCAAAGACTTCGCCGGACTCGGCGTCAACATCAAGTCGTCGACCGACCCGACCAAGCTACGTAACCCGGTCGAGATCATGCTCGACGCCCTCGAGAAGACGGGCGGCGACGTGCTCAAGACGGCACCTCTGTTTGGGGAGCGTGCCGACAAGGTGTTTCGCGGCGTAGGCGCCGTGTTCGGAGAGGCGGAGAAAAAGCAAAAGGGCAGCGGTCGAGCCGCGGCGATGGCCGAGTTCAACCGGTTTGCCGGTGCCAAACTCAACCCAGCGGATGTTCAGGCGCGGGTCGCCAGTCGGCTGGACGATGCCGATATCCAGTTCAAAGAGGCGTTGAAGCAATTCAACACCATCCTTGGGACGAGCCTGCTCCCGACACTGACCCGTCTCATCCCCGAGTTTGCCAAGCTGCTCCCGTACGTCGAGAGAGCCGCGGTCCTATTCGCTAAGTTCGTCCAGGGCTTTATCGACAACCCGGTTGCCGGGATTGGCAAGTTGATTGCTCTCAAGCTGGCGGCCGATATTGCGATGGCGAATATAAGTTCCGTCATCACCAAGGGTATGACGGCGTTGTTTGCTAAGGTTGGCGGCGTCGGTGGCGGTGTGGGTGGCGGAATGGGCGGAGCGGCCGGTCTCGGTGCTCAAATTGGTTTGACGGCGGCAACCGTCATCCTCACCGCTGGTATCGTCAACTTCGAGAAGAACGAGGCCGAAACCACGGCGGCTGGACATAGGGTTTTGCGCGCCGAGCAGTCGATGGACAAGGATGAGGTTAGGGCTGCGCTGGTTGAGCAGAGAAGAGCGGTAGAGACGGTTAGCAAGCCCGGACTCGTTGAAGGCGTGTTCGGCAGAGAGGCCGCGGAGTTCACGACCGCTAGAGACACGTCGGCTATAGCGACCCAAGAAGAGTTTGCTAGGCGGCTCGAGTCCAGGCTTGCGAAACTGGAGGCACTGGAAAAGTTTGGCGAGCAGCTTGCTAAAGCCGGAGTATCTCAGGAGTCGGCAGCGAAACAGCTCTCGGACGCCGCTGTAAAGCTGGGACTAGCCGCCCCCAACCGCGGCAACGCGCCGAGCCCCATCAAGGGCTAACCCGTGGCCACCCTCTCCACCCTCCCGACGCTACCGGTACCGAACCGTGATTTGCGCGTGGTGTTCACGCTGCTTGGCGCGGGTAGTAACTTCGTGCGCGTCTGGTGCACCAATGCGCCGCCCGGTAGCGAGCTCCGCAAAAAGATCGACGACAGCACACAGAACCGGGTCGAGGTTCACGCCGGAGACGGCGGCGACAACAACCCGTGGTTGACACAGCTCGACCTCGGTGGCGCCTACACATTTGTAAACCAAGAGTATATAAAGGGTGCAGCGGCTTACGGTGGCGGCTACGAGGGCGCGCCGGCATCTTACCCAACCGAGACCAAGAACGGCGACGAGTCGACGGTAACGCTTCAGGTAATGAAGCGGCTCACGTTTCCGCTTGGTACGGGACCGGACCGGGCGACGCTTGTTGTATGGTCTAACTTCGGTTTCGTAAGACCGACAACGCTTGCGACGCACGGGGAGGAGTCTCCGGTAATCAAAGACCCAACCTCGGACCGCATGCGGACACTCGCCGAGACGGCGGCGGTGCGGACCGCGGTGGACGCGCTTGCGTCAACGGCGGCCGGGCAACCCTGGGATACGGTTATTAGCGCCAACCCGCAACTACTCTTTTCCGAGTTCCGCGCGCCTATCAACGCGCACCTCACGCAAGCCGGAGTCCACGCCAACAACGACGGCGATAACGACATGGCAATTGCGTGGAACACGGCCGCCTCCGGGGCCGACTTGGTTGCCGGCGTAAACCTGTTGCTAAAGCTCATGCGGCAGCACCGCACGAACGACGCGGTCGAGGGCGGGACGGTTTCCGGAGTGGGCTCGGGCGACTACCACGAGAACCCGGGTAGCGGACTGAACAAGGCCGACCTCGAGAACGCCGCGCTAGTCCAGTCGGTCGGGACGCCGGGCGAAGCCTACGCCGCACTCGGAGACATCTGGCGCGCACACGAGGCGCACCGGATTGACACGGACTACCACACCGCAGCCGACAACACGAACGCGCTAACCGCATTCGGGTCGTTGCCGCTGTTGCTACAGCTTCACGTCCGAATCTTCCAAGCGTTGGCAACGCTGAGTCCGTCGGTACCGACCGAGAACGATGGCGTGGCTAAGGCCCTGGGCGTTGGTTTCGAGGAATCTCCACTTTGACCGATGTCCTTCGAGCTCTCGCGCGCTTCGAATGGCGCGGGCGGCAGTACCCCATTTCGTCTAGGTCGGTATCGTTTGCGCATGCCGCGGCGAAGCACCCGATCCAGTATCGTAATGGTCGCTTTGTTGAG